CGTTGCCGTAGGTCCCAAGGATATTCCCCTGAGCCTTGCCCCGCTGGGACTCCTCAAGGTTAATGACTAGCTCACCCGGACGATCCTTGAACTCGAGAGAGTTAAGCATCTCCGAGGAAAGAGTGAGGTTAACATTGTTCTTCGACTTTCCGGCGATCTTGAAGTCTAGGCTTTTGGCGTAGGTATCAGAGTATCTACCCGCAGCGCCACTCCAGGGGGTGGCGTCTTTGCCAAGACCCCGCTCGGTCCTTGTGGCGATATAGTCGATAATATCCTGGGCGATTGCTCGCCTCTCTTCAGGATTATACCGGCGGGAAATTTGGACTAACAGGCGGGGGTTCTTGTCTGCTATTACTTTGGGCATCAGCATCACCTACGAGTTCGTCTGCTTCCTCGAGCGTCATCTGGAACGCCCGCTTAATGATTCGTACACCTGTGGAGCGAGGGATCTGCCCTAGTCCAATGGCCTGAATGACCTCAACCATAGAGCTAATCTGAGCACCGTTTAGTGCGGTGTCTTGGATTGATCCAACTCCGCCGGTGACAACGCCTGCCTCATCCTCGCCCTTGAGCATTGCTACGCGAGCATTAAAGGCATCGCCCTCAAGCTCCGGATAGAGACGCTCAACCAATGCCTCTTCGTCGATGTAGCCAGCGTCATACTCTGCCTTGACCGTTTCAACCTCTTCCTTGCGGGAGAGTTGTGGCTTAGGTGTGGTGTATTCGATGCTGATTTGAAAGTCATCCCCGATGCGGCCCATGCTGTACTCTGGGACTGATTCCAGCCAGTAGTTATTCATAACCACGAGAAGATCCCAGAGCTCCCTCTCTTCCTTTTGAAGGTAGCGCATGGACTTCTTCCGCACCTCGGACGTATCCATCTCGTCGATGATCTTAGAGATACCCGATGTAAAATTCTGCGAGTCAAGTTGACCCATAGAGCCAACACGAATCCCTTTTGTCTCAAGCCATAGCGTGAATATGTTCGAGACATAGGATAGGATCTTATCTACATCGGCGGTCGGGTTAATCGTTCCAATAGACGGAGCGCCGTTATCTGCCTTGGCGTCGGCTTTAATATCCCAGAAAGCGTTGGGGGCCATCTTTAGGTTTGCCGACTTGACGTTAATGCCATAGATGATCGTAAAGCATTGGTACATCAGTGCACCGCCAAGGTCACTCAGGACCACGGGGATCATTTTGGTCAGCTGCACCATATCCGAATCAGGAAGCGGGATAAGCCCAAACTTTGAGCGATTGCCGTAGATAAATGGGATTCGACCGATTGGGTTCTCGGTGATCGGCTCGCCATTGTAATACATATCCGGGTCATAGACCCCCTTCTCTGTGAATGCCACGAATGATGAGTCGGTCCAGTAGTGATAGAGATTAACTTTATCGCCATGATGATCGCACATCCCCATCAGGACGATGATGCCGGTCATCTTGCATGGGTCCTTTGGGTCTTGCCCAATGGGGAGGAAGCGGTCGTATGGAAGGACGCGAACCCTTGGCATACCCTCATCAAGGTAGGGCTGCAGAGCATAACCCTTGTGGAGGAATGAGATCTCCTCGGCAGACAGCATGGACATATCAAGCTCAAGGGCGGAAGACATTTCGTCGACCCACTCCTGATAGTTTGATGTTCGGATTACGGGGCTGGCATATACCTTAGACAGCTTCTCAACAATGCGCGTTAGGACATTGATGGGGACTAGGCGCTCTTTAATTGTCTCGTAGTAGTTAGCCGAGAGGGTCTTCTTCATTACTGCTTGGACGTACTTTGATAGGTTGCCCTCGTAAATCTCTAGCGCCTCACGGTTGTGATCTAGGAACGAGCGGTGGTTCTCAATGTAGCTTTTAAATTGTTCCATGATGCGCCTTATAAAATAGTTGAGCTTGATTCATTATCGTCATCAAGGCTTGCCCTGTAAACAGCGTAGCCGATTGCGGTGGTAACGTGCTGCTCGGGGAGTGAATCGTCCTCGAGATGGATAGACCCCTTTTGAAATGCAGTAAGCCGGAAGCCCTTATCGATCCACTTGTCATAGACGTACATCGTCACCCTGCCGGATGCGTTAATAAAGCCGGCGTTAATCATATTGTGGCGGGTTCTGACTGGTGGGTTTGATCTTGGTACGTCGATCTCGTAGTCCAATCGTCGGCCATCTTTGGTTTTATAGTTAGCCAGGAATTCTTCGATAATGTCGTAGTCGGTCTTGATTGATCGCGTGTCTCTGCTTCGCCCAGTGGCATCGCCGTTAATGATGAACTTGGTCCGATGCTCAAAGACCCCATCGTTCGCCATCTCTTCCATGATGTTCAAGGTTCTCGCGCCCTCGACATGGTAGGCCTTAAACCAATGCCAGATCCCATTAATCCGCTGACCGAGTGCTGTAGACATGGGCTTTTGATGCCCCACGTTAAAGTCATGAGCAATATGGATTGGGTGCGCCGGACTAATCTGATATGACTCACGGAAGTTTCTCGCCTGCTCGTATGCGTAATAGACGTTCTCTTTGCTAATCTCAACCCACTTACCATAGAGCATCCGCTGCGCCATCTTTGGGTCGAGGGTCTTCTTGAGAGATTCAATGTACCACTTGGGCAGAAAGGGGTTGTCCTCGGTGGTTGAGTAAAATACCCGTCTAGACTCCGATGCCTTGTCGATAAAGTATTCATGCGCCGGATGATTCGGAGAGTCGGGGTTCGTGGCACAGATTAAAAGGTTCTCCCTGACCCCCTGGGCTCGCCCTAGACGCATCTTGATCTCGTGGATCATGTCTATGGTCTCGTTCTCGGTAAGCTCCTCAATGACGGCAAGGGATAGCTCGTAGGAGCGGAACTTATCATAGTCACCTTTGTCCCACGACACGCCATAGATGACCGATCCATTCGGCATACGGATCGTTGTGTCTGAGCGATTCCAGTATTGCTTAAACTCGGGGTAGTGCTTGAGCATCATCGCCCATATTGTGTTCTTCATGTCCCGATGGACCCTTCGGCCGACAAGGACACCCGCGCCAGGAAAGAAGATGGCATGGGTCGCAATGATGTGGGCGATAAGAAGGGATTTCGCAGAACCAACGGAGCCAGAGAGCAGTATCTCCAATGGCCCTAGTTGGTAGTTGTATTCCTGCCTGATGAGCGAGATCACCTTAATCTGATAGGGGACCCGATAGGGGTCGAACTGAGTTAAGGTTGGAACGGAACTCGCAACCTCGATCATTTCTCGGGTAGCTTATACGCCAGGACGAGGCCCTGAGATCCTTCGGCCACCTCATGAACCACCTTCTCTTGGAGGTCAGTTACATTGATGGCAACAAACTTGGCAAAGCCCGGGTTGTACCCGCCCATCATGCCATGCTCGAGGATAAAAGCCTTCTGAATATCCTTGCATTCGTTGTAAGCTGCAAAAAACTCTGGATAGACCTTGCACCAATTGCGGAGCGTCATGTGCATTACGCCGATCTTTTTTGAGAACCCCTCAAAGGTTGGCATGGAGTTTGGCTTCTCTTCGGTAATTGTTACTTTCCTGCCACCCGAAGCGACTTCCTTGGGCTTCATAATGTACAGGGGTTGATTAAAGTATTCCCGAATAAGGTCGCAATACTCTGGGCGATAATCAGTAGGTCTTCCTCCGCTCATTCATCCACCTGTATAAATGCGACTGCAAAGAGCCGCTTGTCAATTAGGTACAGCTGAAGGAGCTTATTGATGACCTGGATTTCTTGGGGGTTTGCCTCTAGCGTGATGGAAACTGATCCATCTACCTTCGTTCTGACGCCAGAGAGAATGGCGTTTATGCTTCCTACTTCTTGGGCCACAAGCCTTCCTTAACTGCACAACAGTTAATCACAGGCTAGGGCATTATTTACGCACCTGTCAAATCTAGGATTGCTTTATTCGTCTTAAGCAGGTCCAGCAGTCGTGCGATCTGCCGTTTGTCACCCCTATCCTGCGCCGCCTTAAGCTTATGGGTTAGCTCGGCTATGCGATCCTTGGTGATCTGGTCGATAAGCCTTGATTGGTTCTTTGCCTTGTATTGTTCGGGGGTCATTGTCTTCCTTGATTCTTTTCCTGCCACTCCCAATAATCAACCTCTAGTGCGTCTGCCTCATCATGCGAGTAGCCCAGGTTAATTAAAACCTTATAGGGTCTTGGTGGTCCTTCGTAGTCTGTGAGTGATTCTATTTCTAGGTCAAGTTGTTCCATTGTAATCATTTATCCCTCCAGTGTTTGCGTGGCGGCCTCACTGTTAAAACCCACTCCTCCGGGCTCATTTCTGAATCCTGGAGCGATTCCATAAAGCGCCAGCATGCATCTAATTCTTCCTTGGACGCGTCCTGCACCTTGTTAGATAGTCGCCGCATTGATTCCTGCCACTCCTCTTCTTGTGTCACGCCCGAGCCTCCTTCTTTTTTGCCGCCTTAATAACTTTAAACTTCTCGTAGGCCTCGGACTTTGGCTGAGAGAACCCAAGGCCCTTGCACCAGTAGTCATTGCGCAAGATGGTTCTGGCCATACGCCGCCAGGACGGTGCCCAACTCTTTGCCTCAAGCTCTGCCGGAGCCTCATCTGGGATTGTCGCATAACCACGGCGCTTCCAACCAGCCACGAATTTTCTAAACCGCACCGCATAGTGATCCCTGGTCTTTGTCGGAAGAGTCTGCAGCAGGACGTTGGTAAAGCTTTTCCAGGTATGCCCCTCCGGCAGGCTTACCTTGATAGCACCAGTATAATTTCCGCTTTCTTGAACATAGATTGCACCCGAGTTTGCCCCATTGACCCGAGCAATTAATTTGCCCCAGGTATCTGGCTCAAGAATATGATACAGCCACAAGCCCTTTTTCTGGTCGTCTCCATATGGCTGGCAAAGTCGCTGCTGACTCAGTTTAACGCCAGCTTTTTGCATTTTGTCGTAAGTACGATTGTAGGACAATTCCGGATAGAGCCCATGGAATCTCCAAATGTCCTCGGTTTTCCAGTCGTAAATCGGATAAACATTGTAGACATTGTCATCAATCATGGTGGACCAGCGGCGATTATTAAACATACGCCCATCCTTGTTCCAAGTGGCAATAGCGCAATATCGATTAAGTGACTCGTCTGCTCTAATACCCACGAAAGCGGCAGTCTTTTCGCCCTTGCCATACCAGCCGCCAAAGATCTGCATTAACTCCTCAAACTCCATGCGTGGCTGGTAAAAGTCATACTGACCAAGGTTTGCGGCCAGGGCGGGCTTTTCGCGCACCCATAAGTCTTCCTTGGTTTCGTCCCAACAAACCCAGCGCGGCTCGAAGTTCGTCAGGGCGTTACGAAGAAGTAGCTCGCCACAAAACCAATGGAGGTCGATGCAATCTGCGTAGTCAGATACCATTTTGTCGATGTGCTTAATTGTCTCGCTATACTGCGCCTCAAGGTCGATAATAAGCAAACCAAACCTGCGACCCCGCTTGCGAGCCTCTGCGGCAACCATATGAAGCATGACGGTTGAATCCTTTCCCCCTGAAAAGCTAACGTAAATCCTGGGGAAGTAATCAAACACCTCCGCTATTCGTTTTCTTGCCGCCTCAAGAACTGACTCGTTATTGTATTTTTTCATAGATCCACCTAGTAAAGCGTTGAGGTTCTGACTGTCATGGCGTCCTGCAGATCCACCTCTGGCATCCCGCGATCTGCGAGCCATTTATTCAAATAAACTAGCGCCAACTTGTTAGCATCATCTTGCTGCTTTTCGGTTAATAAATTAAATCCCGAGCAAAATTGACTCGGTATGCCTGATTCATAGCAAACAGAGGCCTGCCCCAGCCATGCAATGCGGTTCATTGAAGCGTTGGTCAGATAATGCTCGCAGGAGTTCTTCCACTCGGAAATCACGCCCTGTAGGGCCTTGGTAAAACGCTCTGGGCTAGCCAAAAATTCGGCGTAGTATTGTTCGCATTGCGCTTTTGTCATTCCCTCCTTTTTGGTTGCATAAAATCCCGCCCTAAAGCACTCCCATTTCTCATATGTGTGAAATACGCGGTTTGGGTCTGAGGTGTTTTGAGTTACAACACCCTCGGCATCGCGATCAATGTCGGCGTCGTCAATTTGTTCAAACTCTATGTCCTCGGAGCGAGAACCTTCAATGTCCCAGCTTCTTGAGAACTCTTCGTCTGAAAATAAATTCGCAAGGCCTGTAATCTGGCACAGGCGCAGAATCTCATCCTCCTCCATCCCTAGCTCTTTGGAGATGCGGGCATTGGTCCAGTTGCGGTTCTTAAGCTCGAGGATAATGTCCGACATAGCGTCAACCTTGTGCTTGCCACGGGCGCGGTTGTGGCGAATGGTTGAGGCGATGCGCGTGTCCTTGCCTTGTTTTTCCGGCTTAATCCTAACTACTGGTAGGTATCCGTGGACCATTTCTCGAACCTGCTTGCTTTCCTTGCCGACGCGATTGCGGTGGAACCCGTCAATGACTGTCAGGCCCGAATCTTCGGGAAAGGTCACGATTGGCTGCGTATAGCCATCCTCTGAGATGGACACCTCAAGAAGCTTCATTTCCGGCGACGCAACGGTGTTTGGGTTGTAATCGTTGGCCCTAACGGTTTCATTCTTAACCCAGACTACGCAGTCAACCGGGTTACCGTAGAAAGGAGAGTGCTGATAGAGCATCTCTTTGATTGTGTTGGAAACAAAAATGTAATCGTCTTTCTCAAGCGCAGCAATGTCATTCATCAGAACGTTAAAGTCTTGAATGATGCCTTCGGGATACTTCATAACACCTCTAATAACCCACCCCCTAAGCGGCCCTGACAAGAACACTTAGAGAGTGGGAAACAAACTCTTGCGAGTCGGTTGATAATGTAATGAGCTTTGTCAGAGCAGAAGTGTTGTATGGCTTTCCAGTGAGACAGTCAAGCAAGATGTAGTCTACATATACTTTCTTAGTGAGTCTTAAGTAAATGCAAAGGGAGAGGAGAATAGAAAAGGAAGGGAGACGAACTAGGTTCCAATTAAGGAATTGCTAATCGCTCCTTGCCTAATCACTTCTTACTCCCTAGTGCATTATGCAAGAGGTGTCGTCGAATTAGTCTGCTTCTGAGGTTTCATGTGGCCGTGTGCAACCTCCGAATTGACCACAATCAATAGCGAAACAGAAATCCTATAGGGCTGCCGAAATAAGCTACACACCAAAGCAGCGATTAAAAATACGCATCACGCATATTGTACGAACAGCATACAGTACCAACATCGTACTTACCCCTGTTTGTCCTTACAACCCGCCGCCTTGCGCATGATTGTTATAAGTATTTCATGCCAAAAACTTATTAGTTGATAAGTCCTGACGGATTATTGTAGAAAGTGTGTGTGACTCGCCAAACTCACAAACATTATTTTAATGATCCGAAAGGATCTTAAGCTCTTCACCCTCTAGGTCTTCAGGCGAGTTGCACCTAGGGGGTGGATTGCTTTAATGGAGCTTTATGGTCTCGCTTGCCATGAATATCGCCGCCTTCTTGTTTCTTGCCTGGATTGGTCTAATTCTTCTTGGAATCCTCGGTGAGATAATTGACGCACTCCCCGGTCTTGCAATGGGATGCTTCTTTGCTGTGGCCGTTCTTATTTTTGTAGCGGTGACGGGTGCATAGCATCGAGATTAGCTTCTGCGCTCG